GAACGCTCAGGTCTGGTACGCCAGCTCCCACCCGCTGGCCCTGTCGGTGGTGCTCCGTCGGTTGATGCGACGAGGCCGGGCCGGCGCGCCGGGCCTGTGCTATCTGGAGTGGTCCTCGGACCCGGCGCTGGCTCGGGGCGACCCGGAAGGCTGGGCCCAGTCGAACCCGGGCTATCCGTTCCGGATCAGCCCGGAAGCCATCACCGACGAGCTGACTTCCACAGCGCCGGACGACTTCGACCGGGAGCGCCGCGGCATCGTGGACCTGGACGAGGACGAGCAACCGGCCATCGACACCGAGGTCTGGAACCGGTGCCAGGACAACTCGTCCAAGCCCCAGGACCCAGTGGCCTTCGCGCTGGACATGACCCCGGACCGGACCGCTCTCACCATCGGTGTCGCGGGCTACCGGTCGGACGGACTCCGGCACGGTGAGGTGGTGGACCAGTTCGACAGCTCCCGGAGGGTCGTCAAGCGGTTGGCCGATCTCGTGAAGCGCTGGACCTGTTGCGTGGTCGTCATCGACGCGAACGGCCCCGCCATGTCCCTGGTCCCCGAGCTGGCTCGGTACGGGATCGTGGTGGACCCCGAGGGCGACCAGACCCGGCTGGAGACCGTTGGTGGCTCCAGGATGTCCGGAGCCTGTGGTGGTTGGTACGACGCGGTACACGAGGGCCAGATCCGTCACCTCGGTCAGGAGCCACTGAACAAGGCCCTGGCCGGCGCCAAGAAACGCGAGACCGGTGACGGTGGCTGGCGCTGGTCCCGGAAAGACAGCTCCATTGACATCAGCCCGCTGATGGCGGTGAATCTGGCCGACTACGGCCTGACGCTCTACGGAGAGCCGGAAGAGGCTCCCGACCCCTGGATCTACGCGGAATAGGTGGAGGACCCCCATGGCAGTGCTCGACAGGATCCCGGTGGGCCAGATCGGGGACGAAGCCCGAGAGGTCCAGTTCTCCCGGGTCCTGGTGGCCGTCATCACTGGCGTCCTGTTCGGGCTCGGCTGGGTCGTCGCCAAGGTGGTCGGCGCGGTGTGGTTCGCGCTGGTCTGGTCGGCCGTGGCCGTCAAGGTCGGTTACCAGGCCGGCCGTGAACCGAGGGAGCGCCGGCACTGATGACCGGAGTCCTGGAACGGGTGGACCGAGCGCGCCAGGTGGCGCTCCGGGCCCCTGCCGAGTCCGAGCGCTACTCCCTGGACGACTACGCCCAGTGGGTCAACCAGTTCACGTTCAACGGGGTGGCCTACCAGGGCCCGTACACCCAGACGCTCCGGCAGGACCGCGAGTCCATCGGGACCAGTTTCATCAGCATGGTCCAGCAGGCCTACAAGGCCCATGGCCCGATCTGGGCGTGCATGTTGGCGCGCCGCGCGGTGTTCACCGAAGTCCGGTTCCAGTTCCGGCGCTTCGGGGACCGGGCCGGCGCCACGTACGGCACCCCGGCCCTGCGACTGCTGGAACGGCCGGCGCCGGGCACGGACACCGGGGACATGCTGGCCCGGATGATCGACGATGCGGACCTGGGTGGCAACTACTACGGGTTCCGTGACCAAAACGAGGTGGTCAGGCTCCGGCCGGACTGGGTGGACATCGCCTTGGTCCCGAGGATCCTGGACCGGGACACGCTCGACTCCGAAGGCCGACTCCGGCGCGGCGCGGCCCAGGTCGGGTTCCGCAAGGTGGGTTACGTCTACTACGAGGACGGCCAGCGGGATCGGGAGCCGGTGCCGTTCAGCCTGGACGAGATCGTTCACTTTGCCCCCGAGCCGGACCCGGAGGCGAACTACCGGGGCATGTCGTGGCTGACGCCGGTGGTGCGTGAGGTGATGGCGGACAAGGCCGCTACCACCCACAAGCTGAAGTTTTTCGAGAACGGCGCCACCCCGAACATGGTCGTGAAGCTGCCCGAGATGAGTCGGGAGCAGTTCCACAAGTTCAAGGCCCAGACCGACGAGCTACACAAGGGTGCCCGGAACGCCTACAAGACCGTGTACCTCGGTGGCGGTGCGGACCTCACCGTGGTCGGCGCCAGCTTCGAACAGATGCAGTTCAAGACCTTGCAAGGTGTGGCCGAGACCCGGATCGCGTCCGCGGCCGGAGTCCCTCCGGTCATCGTCGGATTCTCCGAGGGCCTCCAGGGTTCGTCGCTGAACACCGGGAACTACTCGGCCGCGCGGCGCAACTTTGCCGACCGGACCATCCGCAGACTGTGGCGCAACGTGGCCACCTCACTGGAGGTTCTGGTCCCACCCCCGGCTGACTCCGAGCTGGTCCACGACGAGCGTGACGTGGCATTCCTCCGTGAGGACCAGAAAGACGCGTCCGAGATCCAAGCCAAGGAAGCCCAGACCATCCGCAACCTGCTGGATGCCGGATGGAAGCCCGAGACCGTGGTGGCTGCTGTGGAGGCCGGTGGGGACTGGTCGCTGCTGGAGCACTCGGGCCTGTTCTCCGTCCAGCTCCAGAAGCCAGGGGCCACCGCACCCACACCACCGGAGATTCAGTCATGACTGTGACCATCACCAGGGCCGAGACACCGCCACGGGTGGACTTGCTTCGGATGACTCCGTTCGGGCTCGTCCGGGAAGCGTCCGAGGACGGTGACGGCCTCACGTTGGACGGATACGCCGCGGTGTTCAACCGGGAGACCGTCATCGACTCGTGGGAAGGCCGGTTCAAGGAACGGCTGTCCCCCGGCTCGATGAAGAAAAGCTTCCGGGAACTCCGGCCCAGGATCCAGTTCGACCACGGCCACCACCCGCTGATCGGGTCCATCCCGATCGCCACCCCGGCCGATGGATACCCCCGCGAGGACAGCCACCCGGAGCTGGCCCCCGACGGTGGCGCTCACATCGTCGGCCGGCTGGCCACGAACTGGCTGGTGGAGCCGGTCCGGGAGGCCATCGGCGCCGGCACCATCAACGGGATGTCGTTCCGGTTCTCCGTCGTCCGGGAGTCCTGGTACGACGCGGACGGGAAGCAGATCCGGGACGAGCGAGTGTTGCGCCAGATCCTGGAGCGCACCTGGATGGAGAACCTCCCCGACGAGGAACTCCCGGTCCGGGACCTGCGCGAGGTAAAGGTCCCCGAGCTGGGCCCGGTGGTCTGGCCGGCCTACGCGGACACCTCCGTCGGAGTCCGGTCCCGCACCCTCACCGTGGACATGGGCAACCTTCGGGACCGCGAGGTCCGCAAGGAACTGGCGCGTGCGGTCTTCCTGGCCGACGTTGCCGAGCGAATGGCTTCCGACGACGCGCCGGAACTCACCGAGGACCAGCTGGTCCCGGCCGAGGACCACGTGGACTCGTCGGAGAACGAAGGGCCGCAAGCCACCGAGGAAACCGTCCCGGCCGGTGCGCACCCGTCGCAGATCAGCAAGCGCCGCATGGAAGCGGAACTTGCCTACATCCGATCTCTCATCGAGATCCGACAGCGGAATGGAGCGCGCTATGAGCGCGGAGATTCGTGACGAAGCCGGGACGGTAGACCCGACCCGACTGACCCACAAGCAGGCCACGAACCGGATGCTGGACGCCCAGGACGAGCTGGAGCGACTGGCCGGCAAGGAAGAGCGCACCGCACAGGACGACGTGACCTGGGCCGAACTGGTTCGGGAGATCCAGGTCCTGGACGAGCACGTCAAGTCCCTGGAGCGTGCCGCGGACCTGGACCGAGTTCGGTCCGTCACCTCGGCCATCCCTCGGCACAGTGCGCCGGCCGGCCGGGTGGAGCGCTCGATCCCCCGAGGCGACGACTACGACGCGGACCCGATCCTCAACCCCGACTCGGTGGAAGACCGTCGGTTCCGCAACCCGTGGGACCTGTCCGAGGTCCGCACGTTCAGCCGGTCCAAGGCCGAGGTGACCGGAGAACTCCGGGCCCGTGCGTTCTCGGCCATCGAGAAGATGCAGGGTGCGAACGACCGGATCCGGGCCGCGGCCACGGACATCCTGGGTCGCTGGGATGACAAGGACGGGACCATCGCCAAGATGGTGCTCGCCACCTCCAGCCCTGAGTACCTCCGGGCGTGGTCGAAGATGGCCACGAACAAGGGCCACATGGTCACCCCGGCAGAACAGGGCGCGCTGGAGCGTGCCATGTCCCTGACCGATTCCGAGGGCGGATACCTCGTTCCCTTCCAGCTTGACCCCACGGTGATCATCACCAGTGATGGCAGTCGGAACCAGATCCGTCAGGTGGCGCGTCAGGTGGTCGCGACCGGTGATGTCTGGAACGGTGTCAGCGCGGGTGCGGTCACCTGGCGCTGGGCCGCGGAAGAGTCGGCCGCGTCGGACAACGCTCCCACGTTCGCCCAGCCCACGGTGACCATCCACAAGGCCGACGGGTTCGTCCCGATCAGCCTGGAGGCCCTCCAGGACGAGGCGAACGTGACGGCCGAGGTCGGCCGGTTGCTGGCGTTCGGTCGGGACGAGCTGGAAGCCGCGGCCTTTATCACCGGGTCGGGCTCGGGCCAGCCGTTCGGCATCGTCACCGCGCTGAACGGGACCAGCTCTGAAGTCAACGCGGCAGCGGACGACACGTTCGCGGCTGGAGATGTCTACAACCTGGACGAGTCTCTCCCGGCGCGGTACCGGGCGAACGCGGCCTGGTTGGCGCACCGTGCGGTCTACAACGCGGTCCGGCAGTTCGACACCTCGGGTGGCGGCCAGATGTGGGAGCGCATCGGTGCCGGACAGCCTGCCGAGTTGCTCGGTCGTCCCGCGCTGGAGGCCGAGGACATGGCCAGCGCGTGGGGTGGCGCCGGAGCGTCGAACATCAACATCCTGGTGTACGGGGACTTTTCCAACTACGTCATTGCTGACCGCATCGGCATGACGGTGGAGTTCATCCCGCACATCTTCGACGCGACGACCAACTTCCCGAAGGGTCAGCGTGGCTGGTACGCGTACTACCGGGTCGGTGCCGACTCGGTGAACGATGGCGCGTTCCGGATGCTGAACGTGGTCAGCGCGGCCTGATCACCTCGTCTCACAACTGAATACGCAGGACCGGGGCCCCGGGCAACTCCCCTGATGTCCGGGGCCCCTTCCTACCCACTCAGGGGCCCTCATTCCGTGTACCCCAGGAAGGGACGCACAGTGGCAACTCTCCGATGCAGGGAGCCGTTCTCGGCTCGGGTGGCCGGAGTCCCCCGAGTGGTGACCGGTGGCCAGCTCGTGGACTCAGCCGACCCGATCGTCAAGGGCCGCGAACGGTTCTTCGAGCCGGTGGACGACTACATGGCCAAGCGCTCCGCGAACGTGGAGGAAGCCACCGCGGCGCCCGGTGAGCGGCGCTCCCGTGGCCGCGCGGCCAAGAAAGCCAACGGCAAGCCCAAGAGCACCGACGAGGCCCAGGCCGACGAGGCCCAGGCCGACGAGGACTCCGAGGACTGATCGCCGTGGCGCTGGGAGACCCCTACGCACAGTTGTCCGAGCTGAAGAACCGGCTTGGTATCACCGACGCCATTCACGACGAGGACCTGACCGAGAAACTGGCCGGTGCGTCCCGTGAGGTGGAGGACCACACCAGTCGGCAGTTCAATGATGCTGGGGAAGTCAGCGCCAGGGTTTACGTACCGACGAGCCGGTGTCTGGCCGAGGTGGATGACTTTCACACCATCGCGGGCCTGATCATCGAAACCGACGAGTCAGACACCGGTTCGTACGATCTCACCTGGGCGACCACCGACTACCAACTGGAGCCACTGAACGGGATCGTGGACGGCCAGATCGGCTGGCCGTTCTACGACATCAAG